CCGCGCGATCTGCCCAAAGATGTTTTTGTCAAACCGCTCCTGATGCCTTCGGGAGTGCCGATCAAACGGGTACGCATTCAAAATAATTTTACGAATCTCCTGCCTGTTGAAAGCATGCATACACGACATATTGTAACCAACCTCGACCTGCAGTCAATCCACAACCCCAACGGATCGATGGATACTTTTTGTCCTAATTGTAACCAACCTCGACCTGCAGTCAATCCACAACCAACAGGAAGGGACAACGAAAACCCGTGTCTCAGTTATTAATATCGTCCGCAAAAAAGAAAAATAATTAGAAATAATACTTGCTTCATCAAATACATCACAAAAAATTCTGAAAACCTTGGACACTGATTATCCCCAAACTCAATTCACCGGACATTACGTTCAATAATGCAAGGTGGCCTCTATCCCATCTTCCTTGCTGCTGCGATCGCTTTCTGCAGATCCAGTTCGGCGTATTCGTCCGCCATGCCCAGCTTCCGATGGCCCAGGATCGCTCTCGCCGCGTCCAATCCATATTTCTTTCGGATTCGGGTACCGGCTGTATGCCTCAACTGATGGGGATGGAAGTAGGGCACCTGAACATCGTTTTCTCTGGCCGCCGCGATGGCGTACTCAATGGCTTGTCGATAGGAATCGGGCCGGTACCGATCCTGATAGTGTATAGGCGATTTGCGTTTGAGGTGTTCCTGAATTGCCTCACGTGGCGAGAAGCAATATGCATCCACTTTACGACGCAGGAACGGCTTTAGAATTGTCTGAACCTTTGGACCGATTGGTATGCTCCTGGACAATCCCCGAAACTTGGTTTTGAATTTCCGGGGCCGATAGATCCATACCGGTCCCTTCGTATCGATATCGCATGGCCGCATAATCACCAGCTCCCCAGGCCTCATTCCCGTCAGGAATTGTATCTGTATCATCGCAGCCACTACCTTTGATGTATACGGCAGGATGGCCCGAATATGTTCTTCGTGAACCGGCTTGACCGGCTCTGTTTCCCTGGCTGGCGAACGGCCCTTGGCCAGTCCCTTGACTGCCTCCAGACCAGCCAGAATATGGCTTGGGCATCGCTCGTTTTCGACTCCCCACCGGAACGCTCTGCGAATACAATGGACATATAAATTGATCGTATTGCGGCTGAGCTTAGCCTCTGAGGTTTCTATTATTTTCTTCTCGCCATCTTCTTTCGCATTTTTAACCTTTTGGGTCTTGCGTTTGGCGTTGATCATCGCCTGGCGAACTTCCTTCATTTTCAGCGGACCGAAGTCGGCGACGGGAAGGGTCCCAAATCGATCGGTTAGAAACCGCAATGCCCCTTTGATCTTGGTGTATTCCGAGGTCTGCTTTCCCTCCTCATCTCTGTAATAATCTTTCGCATAATCCAGATAAGCCGATACCAGCCCCGAAATAGTCCGATCCTGATCGGATGGTGCTTTCGCCTGTAAACTTTCCTTCTGCCAGATATCCGCGGCGATAATCCTGGCCACCTCCTCATCCGTGGTTGCGAATCTGGCGCCATCCGGCACCAGCGGTATGGCCTGGTATTGCTCGCTGTTGGGTAACCTCACTCTCCACCACCAGCGTCCACCCCTCTGGTAGAACGATCCGGGTAATTTGTCCTTCACCATTTCCGGCTCCGAATGTAATAATTTTTGGTCAAAATTTTATTACATTCGATTTTAACGGCATGGTTTTAAATGTCAAATTTTACTGTAAATGATGGGATTTTAAGGGGTTATGAAATGGGCGGTATAGGACTCGAACCTATGACCTCTTCCACGTCAAACAGATAACGCCATTTTTACAACTTTTGCAATTGCATGGCGTTATAGTCATATCTGTATTTGAGATAACAAGTTATGTTTGTGTTTTACTTGGCGATAGGGGGATGGTTTGCCGCATAAAAATGGGGGGTTATTACATTGATTATTACATTCGGCAGGTCCTATTTTCCTCCGAGTGTCTCCACCTGTTTTCCTGCCGCGGTAATTGCCTTTGAAAGTTCCGCCCGCCGCGCCTTTAGTACACTGACCCGTTCGAAGTCCGGGCTATCGGGGCCGACGTCTTTGATTCGATTGTATTCTCCGTTTATCGCAGCATATTCCCGATACAGATCGTCCATCCGTTGCTTTGCCTGTGTTACGGTCGCGGTCCCCGAATTTGAGTTTCCGAGTTTTGCTTCCAGTTCCGCAACCTTTGCCTTCAGGTTTTCGATTTCGGTTTTTTGCGATTGAATGATCATCAGGGCTTTTATCAGGGATATCTGCGGCTTTGGAACTATAGTCGGTGTCGAACTCGTTTCATTCTGCCCGCCGGCAGGTTCATCGTTCGGCGTAATCTTTGCAATGTCCGTTTTGGAGTCGTGGCTTTTTGGGAAATCCCGTGCTTTCCGGTTTTTCTCGGCCGCCTTGGCAATCCGCTCGTATTCGCTGTTTTTGATTTTGACATTTCGCCGGGTGAACGTAAATCGGCCCGATTTGTCTTTTCTGGGCAATTTGGTGCAATTGCACGCCTCTACCTCGAGCGCCATCGTCGCGACAATCGCAGGGATCACAAGAAGCATGAATATGTTTTTAATCAAAGCCCCACGCATGACATCCTCCTTAGTATGCGATATAAGTTATATCTTAATTATAGTTAATCGACCTTTTTCATGCAATCCTCAAGATAGCATAAATAAAACCGGCGGACAGGCCACGCAGCCCATCCGCCGGCGAGAGCGGAAACGGATGTCTTTACGCATAACGCATGTTTAAGTTTTGGTCCCTGCCCGATCCGGATACCACTTTCGAACTTTTTTATTAAGATACGGCTCGATCCCGTTTTTCGTCGCCAACGACCACGCCATCCGTTTAAGATGCCCATGACCTTCGATCACGTCGGTTGTAACCTTCAGCGCCTTGACGGCCTGTGAGCCTCGCCAGCCGATCGCACCGATGACGATCAGCATAACCGCCGCGACCGCTCCACCTCCGGCCATCGATACGTTGATCTGCGTATTATCCCGCCCGGCCCTGGCTTCCTGACTGGTAGGCTGTTCCGGGCTCTGTAATTCCGCCTTGGCGCTCGTTACGGGATCGATTCTGGCTCTTACTCCGCAGCCGGCCAGGATCAGCAAAATGCAAATAATAGTCGGGTTCGTCCGCATGGTTCCGATTATTCCTGTTGAGTGGGTTGTGTGGTCGTAGTGGTTTGCCGGTTCAAGGCCGTCTGCAGCGTTTGCGTCTTGTTCAGTGCTGCCACGATCGCACTTTGAAGATCAGTCCCTGAACTTATCTTCTGTGTTCCCAGACTGGTTCCATTCGGTAGCGTCATGGTGATTCCGCTCGATGTAGTATTGAATTTTGCCATGGCCAGAAGATTCAGTACTGGCATTACCTCGGACACGATTCCCTTGATTCCGGCCGTCAATTCCTTTACATATTCCACCTGTGTTTCCTGTAATTCGGCGATGGCTTTGATCTTCGCCGGTTCTTCTTTTACCACAGCGGATGCCGTTTGGTTTAAAGCGAGATTTTTAACGGTCAATGTCGATCCTTCTTTTGATTTCACAAAAGAGATTTCATCAACCTTTCCGATACCATCCGAAGTCATTTCGGCCTTGGTGCCAAACAATCCTGTCTGCACAGCTACGCCCGGACGCTTTCCACTGGTTTCACCACCCCAATGATTGGCCGAACAACCCGCAAAAACGCACACCAGAACCACCATCACCGTCAACATCACACCTACCGCCATGATTCGTTTCAGACCCATCATCTCAGTTCCTTTCTATAAAATAAGAGTTTTGAAAAACAAAAACATTTACGATTACTAACTTGTTTGGCCCGAAACAATTTCCATCCCACACTTCGGGCACGTGGCCCCCATCACATCACCACAGCAGGCCGTGTATCCGCAGTTCGGACATTGATTTGGATTTACCTTCATCTCTTTAGGTTTCACAATATTTTCGCAGGCCTGGCATGCCGCCTCCCGTTGCGGAGCGATCGCCAGCCGATCAGCCTTTAGCCAGCATTTCCGACCGATCCAGCACTCGGCTCGATCCTCGCGGGGGCATTGGATCGACAGATCGTTCAGATTGATTTGGCCAAAAAGTTTGCACGTTATCATTTTGAAATTTCTCAATATGGGTTTGTACAGAAAGGTACTTGGTACCAATCTTTCTTGATTTCATTTCCAACTTTTAATCGGATCCAATAACAATAATTTCCAGACATGTCATAGGGGTATGGTTGATTAGGTTTTGGGCAAGATTTACTACGGTCACCGACCTGTGCAACATCATATTCAACATCAAGTTGCGCATAGCACTCATAACTAGATAATAAACTGACTGGTGTATCCGGTATGACTGACCGAAAATAATAATTGTCGGGATGACCACTGTATTCAGTATTGCTAAAATACCAGCCATCATAATAGTAGTTGTAGTTGGCATTATCATGATGGTAACCGGTCCCAGGACCTGTCACATGGACACATTGATAATCTAAACCCCCATACGCATCAAAAACTGGTAACCCATATTCTATATCTCCGGTAAATGGATTATAGCAATAGAGCGTACTTTTCCAACTCCCGTATGCTGTATTCAGCATGTGCAGTACTTGATACCGCACCCTCGATCTCCATATCCAGCATGTTTCCTCATAATATCCTCTCTCGATTTCGATTTGATCCAAGCCTAATTCGCTCAACCCCATCAAATACCAATTTCCATCACCCGCATCCTCACAACGATAGACTTCCCCATAGCATTTTTGATAGCTGTTAGCATATGACAATAACCATGTGTCTCCAAGCCAACTTAAATACGAGGGCTTAATCCCATACATACCCGCCCGTAAGCTGTTAAACAAATTGCATGGTGTAGTGGCTGTATATCTGATTTTTCCGTCAGTACCTATAAATGGACATCCAAGAGCCGTTGCGGTTACCAATCTCAGCTTCCCATCTTTCACGCACAGCTTCCGTGTTATGGGATCGCCGCCGGCCGTCCACGTCAATTGAGATGTAGGGCTATAGATACTCATACTGCCGGTGCCTCCACTAAATCAAACGTCCCAGGCAGCCCGACCGCCGCAATCCAAACCTGATAGTTTCCATCCTTCCAGCCCAAATAAACCGCTGGAACATACACGCCAATAATACTTGTTTCTGGTAATTCGCCGGTCACATTAGCAAACCAAACTTTAGCATTCGTCGTGCTCGCATCGCTCAGCGTTCCGGCCGCATTCATCTTTTGCCGCCTGGCGGTGTATAAATATCGTCCGGTACCCGAATGCAACGCCGGCCCGCCGGTCAGTTTCAGTATGGCTGATTCTCCATCCGACGACGAGGCCCGCGGGGGCCGCACCAGTGCGATCTCCTCACGACGATCCATGCTCCGATTTTCGGTTTCCATCACTTCACCTCGCAAATCCCGTTCGAATGATCGTCTGCGGTTTATCGCCCATTGTCCACTCAACGCTCGTGATCGGCGCCTGAATCTCCGTCCAGTCCCCACCCTCGTCTACAGAGGTTAAAATACTTCCGATGATATCGACTCCCCATTCCAGCAAACCTCGAATGGAGATTTCCGCCCGATTTCTCTGATAGATATACCTTGCGATCGCCCCGGCCATTCGAAACGACAGCGTCGTCGCATCGTTCCTGGTCACAAATCCCGTCTTATCCCCGTTTACGGCACCGCCGTTTTCATCGCTTTCCCCGATCGGCTGAAGTGCCCCGTTCTTGTCCACTCCGACGATCGTTCCCTTTCGAATCCACCAGCATTCCGCCTCGTCCACCGGGATTTCGATCACCGACCCGACCCTGTTGACCGGAGGAGTGCCGTATTCTATGACCAATCTCTGATCGCCTTCATAGGCGATCGTGACCACCAGCGTGGAGTAATTGTAAATGGGATCGACCAATGTATCTCCGGAAAAATGGTTTTTGGCGACCATGTGGTTGAGTTTCGGTGAAAGCAGAATTCCCCAGTCGGTTTTTAATACCGAAAGCCCTATCCCCGCCTGGTCGATCGGGATGTATTTGTTCGTCTCCGGATCCTGAATCCATGCCATCGCACGAATTACACCGGGCTCCTGTCCGTCCGGTCCGATCTTCTTCGGCGGCCAAATGGCGTAATCATATCCGCTGTACATCGGAAGCCAGCTCAGAGTTTCCCGCACCGTCTTCTGATGTGGCTGATATTCGGTGGATGTATCGTATACGATCCCGTCGGCACTTAATTTTGGGGCGCCTTGTCCCCATGTATCCGGCGCAGCGAATCGGACATATACATCGCCGAATCGGTCCTGCCGCCTTGCCTCGTCGTGTTCGCTGGCCGGATCAGCCGGCGTACCCGTCCCGTTGTTGTATTCCGTTTCCAGGTCACTAGACCATTTGCCGATCAGATTCGTCCCTCGCAGAGTAACGCACTGAACGATTCGTTTTCCTACCAGTCTCACCGTGTCGTATACCTGGTCGAGGGATCGAACGATCCTGGCCTCCGTGCTCGGATCGTCGCCGATAACCATACTGACGGTATTGGGATTCTTTGGAAGCGATACGTAGTTAAAACTACAGGTTTGCGCCACAAGGGCGAAAACGTGAACCTCGAATCCGACGGCAGTTGTAGTTATCCGGTAATCCAGCCCCATCTCCGTACTGATAATCCTCCGGATCCCGTCCGCGATCGTTGCGACTCCGCTCATTGAAACGGCGTCCTGGACGGACTTTAAAAGGTCTGCCTGGCCGCCGATCGACCAGATCGGACCAGTCGTTCCGCTATTGCAGAATCGGGCCAGCAGATATTCCAGCATATCGTACCGGCTCCACAGGTCGGACCCGCCGAATCCGTAGACCGCCGGCTGCACCGATCGGTCATGGGATCGGTTCCCTTTTAAAAATCCCGATTGACTGCGGTAATTGAAATCCGCCACCCATCCGAGCACGTTTTGTTCCGTGCCCGCCAGCCAGACGCTCTTCGATAGCGGTAGTTTGCGTAATAACTGCATCGGTTCGTAGGCGACGAACTCCTGCCGGCCGGTCTGCAGTTTTTCCTGTGAATGGCCCCGATCCATCGTTCCGGTAACCGACCGTGTATCGTTGGTGATCTGTCCAACCCATACGGTCTGCTGATTGATCTCGATCAGCAGCCACCAGTTATCCAGATTCATCGCCGCACGCTCGCGATATTCCGCTTCCCATGGTTCCATGACCCGGCCGTACCGATATTGAATGGTCGCCGATCCAAGGTCGTGAGCCGCCGCGCAGGTCACCGCATGGACCAGTTCCATTTCCGGCCAGTATTGCCATTCGTCGGCCCAGGTCGGCTTGAGATAGATTTTGACATCCCCGATCTTCCACGGGATCGTCGTCATATCGTCGCCGTTTATAACGATCGAGCTCATAGCGTCACCTCCAGCGATTTCACCTCGGACCCCTCCGAATACCGCCAGCCGGTTCCGTTTGCCCGCCTCGTCTGCAGCCGTACCCTGACCACGGTCCCGTTAACCTGTGCCGGCAGATTCAGACTTAAGATTGCCGGTCCCTGCCGAGTCATCGCCGCCGTGATCATCGGCTGATCTTTCGCCGGATACGATCCGTTGGTGGTATAACCGATCGCCCACTGCGTCGCACGCAGCGTACCCGCCTCCGAATAACAGCCGACAATCCTCACCACGCCGCCCGCACTCAATTCGATCCGCCAGTCGTCTGGCCCGCGGGGCGGCTCGACCACCAGGACACCGCCGGCGATCTCAAGTCGTCGCCAGGTGCGTCCGTCGGCTTCCATGGGTAAAAATCCCGAGTCGTGAATTCCGTTGAAATAGGAGCAGGAAATATACCACACCCCGTCCTCCCAGCTCACATCCGGCGTTACCGGCAGGCTCGCAGCAGTGGCGAACGGCATATCGGTCTCCAGAGGAGGCGTTCCGAACGATCGGTACAGCCGATATCCGGCCGTATTGAATATTCTGTATTTCCCCCGGCCCGTCATTCGACGAAGTGCGATATCGGCCAGCGCCGTTCCGATCCGGATTGATCGCATCGGCCGCAAAGATGCCTTGGGCTCACGCCGAACCACCTTCGGCCGAATCAGCGTCGCATGAAATGCAACCGCCGAAACGCGTCCGATTCTTATAGCCCGCCGCGGCCGGCGTAATTTCGCCACCCTTCGGATCGAATTCGTTGCAGCTACCGGCACAACCATCCTTTACCCCTCGATTAATCTTCCGTCCACGGTTCAGCGTCGTCCTCGCCGGCTAGAAGCGATACGCCATGTGCCGGGGCGGCAGTAATCTCGGCGAAAAGTTCGCTGTAGATGGAGACGTCTATACTTATCGTGTCCGAGACATACTTTCCGTCCGTTGCAATCTGAATCGCTTCGGCGGTCAGCGTGAATTCGCCGTCCTCGATCGGAACGTAATATTCGGAATTAGAAAGCCGGCCCCAGAGTCGCCCGGAAACACGTTCCGATGCCGCGCCGAACAGACCGTGCAGAACGATGAAATTCGTTCCGATCCGAGGGACGTATACCATCGATGATGGAATCGAACCCCTCGAAACCACGGTAATGGTATCGGCGGCGAATATCCCCGCCCGAACGCTTTTCCAACGCTTGCATTTTCCTGTAGTGAGTTTTGCCATTTTCAAATCTCCTGTTATCCCCTTAAACCGAATAATCGCCGTTTGATCCCATTACGAAACACGGTAAATCGCCCTCGTTTTGTGCCTTTGGCAGCCTCCACCGGTACCCGTAGACCATGGCATCCGATCACCTCGAAGTTTATTCTGTCTAAAACAGGATCGGGGAACGGCAGTTTCCTGTTGATTCCTTCCCTCCACAGTTCAGTGTGAGTATCGTACCCTGAATTATCAAACCACCACTCCTTCTGGGGCAAGGGATGGTAGGTCTTGTTGGTGGCTGCCGTGATGACCCCGGAGCTGGCACAGTTCTGAAACAGCAACCCCTTCGCATCCAGTGAAAAGGTGTGCTTGAAAGAACAGTTGGTAAAGCTCATCCAGTAGTGCCCATAGGTTTGAGAAGGCGGTCTTGCTGAGTTGAAAGTACAATTGATGAAATCCATACCTCCGGGTACAGCATTGACATTTACAATCGAGATTTTACTGTTGGATTCTACACAGTCGATCCACACGCTGCGGCGCCCTCGGAAGGGATGAGCACAACTTTCACAACGACAGCGAGAGACAGTTGTATCAGAAGCATAAATGCCGTGCTGAAGATTTTCTGCAATGCACTCTTGCACAGAAGCCACATTATTGTTTTGAATGCAGAACCCATACCCTACCGCATTGAATTCCATAGAACCAGCAAAACACTGGGACAACAGAACGTTAGTAGCAATATCCGTTCCAGTACCAACTGAAAAGCAGAAATATCTTGCATTAACGATTTTCAAACCATGAATCGTGACATTGTTTGCTAGTAAATATAGACCGTCAGCACAGGAGGCTGCATTAAAAGTCGGACCTATGAAGACCCCATTTACCAAGCCTCCTCCAATGATACGACGAGAATATTTGTTGGTGTTTTGCGTATCGCTCTTAATGCACGGATAATAATCAGAATAATCATCAGCAAAGGCGTAGGTTCCAGTTTCCAGATAGATGTCCACATCGGCATCCACGCTCTTGTTGGGTTCACCATAGGGAATGGCTGATGGATAATAGTCAGCTCCATCACTCCATCCAGTCACTTCCATGAAAGTAATCGCCCCACCGATCTTTGCTGTCCCAGTACTGACATCTGCAGAGACATCCTCGGCCAGTGTCAAGTCTGTTCCATCAACGCCGGTGATCCGTACATTGATATCACTGGTCCCGTATAGGATGCGAATAAAATCGCCTACCACCACACCGGTCGGGGTTGTAGAAGTGGTAACATGATTGGCAGCCGAACGAGTTACTGTTCCACTCCATTTAGCAGCATCCGTATTACTGGAACCACTGTTTCCCGCCTCGGCATTTACACGACAGTAAAACGTATAACTCATTCGTCATCCTCCCCGATCGGCATGATGAAATATGTCCCATCTTCCCGCTGTCCAACACTGTAGTCAGTCAGACCCATGAGAGTCGCTGCGGGCTTCAGGGCCTCCTTGATCGCGGCCGTTTGTCTACGTTGTTTTTCTAGCTTCAGTGACTCGTAAGTGCTGCCGCCTGCCGTTTCGGCGATCTGTGTATCCAGTTCGGAATCTGTAAGTGATGTGATAGCCATGATAATCTCCTGGTTCGAAAATCAACTCTCTCTGTTATTCTTCAAATCTGATATAGCAGTCCGAGTTCACATCGTTTGCCGCCGTTACCCTTAGCCCGATCCGTCCGCCGCCCTTTGCAACGATTTCCGCATCCGGGAAAGGCACCACGAGTCCCGTCTGAGGATGAACCGCCCAGACCGCCAGCGTATCAGTCGTCGTCGGCTCGGCCGTCGCATTTTTCCCCGCCGTCGTCAGCAGGCTGTCGCTGGATCCGTCGTCGCCCTTGACCGGAGTAACCGAGGTAACCGTTCCCGCCGTCGTCTGCCGTACAAGTTCCACAGTAATCGGCTCATGGGTATTATTCACCCCGTGAAAACTGATGCCGATCTCACGCACCACCACCGACTGATTGGCCGGTGCTATAATCTGCAGCAGCGTCTTCGCCGCCGTACCCGTCGCCACCGCCTTTGCCGTTGCAATTCCGATTCGTCTTGCCATATTTTTCAATCTCCTTGTTCATAGTGAATAGTTTGTAGTTCATAGTTCAATATCCGATCCAGCGGATCTGGATCATGTCCAGGACGCCGGCATTCGCCGCCGTGCCCGGTGCAATCGTGCGTCTCAAATAAAACGTCTCCGATCCGCCCGATGCAATCCGCGGCCATCGAAGAACGTCGTTATGGGTTTCCGAGTCCGGCTTTACCCAGGTCGAGCCGTCGGCGCTGAGCTCCAGCTCATCGGCCGTTCTCCACATCACCACCTCGAGCGCATCCATCGGCGATACGTTTTCGATCGCCAGCGAGTACACCAGTACGTTTCCAGCCTGGGCCTCCGCCGCCGTGATATCCGCACCGCAAACGCCGCCCCAGACCTCCGAGAGTTCCACCTCGGCCTCCGCACCGATCTGCATGGCGTCCCGGTATGCCGTCACTCTCAGCCACTTCGAGGCGTCCTCGCCGTCCTCAAGCAGATACACGCCATCCACCGAGATTAATACGCCCGGCCCGTATTCGGCGGATCCCGGCGCACGCCACGCCAGACCATCCGCCGTATATCGGATCGCTCCGATTCCGTCGCCGCACCGGCCGGCAGCACCGACCGCTGCAACCCCCGGCATCCGAACGGACGCCGCCAGGCTGATCACCTCGACCGCCGATCGGGTAATCCGAATTCCGTCATTTCTGGTTCCGGCCTCTGCCAATCTTTTCTCCTTTTTGCCTTATTGAATCGTCACGCGGTTTGTCGCCGCGCTGTAACTTGCCGTAAACGCCGGTGCGTCCGGGATGCGGACGATCTTTGCCGCATCCAGAATCACAGCCGTTCGATCGTTCCCTGCCTCATCCACCGGCACCACCCGCCAGACGTAATTCGCCAGGTCCGTCAGTCTCCGGGTGATATATTCATAGTTCCACTGCCCGGTCCGGGCAGACATCTTCGCAATTGTCCGCCACGTCCCGCCGTCGACCTTTTCCTCAACTCGCCATGCTCCCGCGGTCGGATCGATCGCCGCCGTCCATCTCAGCCGTTTTCGGGCCGCAGGTATGTTCGGCGCGTTCGCCTTGCCGTCGAAGTCCGGATCGATCGTATCGATTACGTCGATATGGGCCTGTTCGCCGGCCGCCAGGAAAAATTCCCGATCGGAGGATCGGCCGCATCCCAGATACACCCCGTCCAGATACCAGTGATAGATCACCGCGCCGGCCAGATCGCTCACCGCCGTCACCGTGGTGGCGTTACCGCTTCGTTTCTGTGTCAGGGCGGTAATCATTCGATATTCCTCACTATGCCCTCAAGTCGCAGCTCTCCGCGGGTATCGATATTTTCATTACCCGGAATCAATGCCGGCCGCTTGTTTCGCGGCGAAACCTGTACAAGGAACAGGTCGTCTCGTTCGACCTCCCAGTCGTCCACGATCGTCACGGTGGTTCCCTGCAGCGCCTCGATCGAGGCGAACCAATCGTCGATATCGTCCTTCAGGCCGTATTTCACAGCCACCGCCGACCAGCGGGAATCGTTTTTGCCGAGGTCCATGGCGCCGACGCCGGAGAATCCCGGCCTTGTCAGCACCTCCACCCTGGTCTTGAGCTCCGACAGCTCCAGCCGGATGAACTGACACTCGATCGCATTGATCGTCGGCAGTGTGCTCATTTCGCCTCCCTGGGACTCAGTATTCGTTTCTGTGTATCATTCGGCCGGATATCTTTGATATGTTCCAGCTTGTTCGTGTTCTCCGCAATTTTCTGCAAAAGTTCGAGCATTCGTTCACCGCTCTTTCCCTGCCACCCTTTTTCATTAAAAAGACTGATATTGGGATTAATATTTTTGAGTCGATGAAGCTCAAAAACCGTTAGAAGGTTCTGCGCAGAGAATTCCGGATCAATTTTACTCAGATCCTTAAATGCCTGTCGCTTTTCATCGAGAGTCCCATGGTCGCGGATGATATTCATGTCGCCACCGCCTTCAAGGACTATATTTCCGACGCCGCGGATCGCTTTTAAAACTCCAATATCGAAATTGCGCGAAAACCTGGATTGACCGCGGTTTTCCTTTTCCACGTCCATTTCATTCAGAATCGCATTGGACAGATTTCGAAGGACCCCTTCTTTTTCCTCGATCAATTTCTTTTTATTCTCTGCAATTCTGGCCTTTCTTGCGGCGTCGATCATTGGGATGTCGTCCCTGCTGGACAGGATTCCTCCTACCAGATCGTTTTTTTGCGCCTCGTCGATACCGCTGATAATATTCTGGAATTTTCCGTACTGACCCGTCAGGACTTCGTATGCCTTTTTGGCCTCCGGCCGGCCCAGGAATTCCGCCTTGTCCGCCTCGCTGTACGGCGTTCGCCTGGCCTTCAGTTCGGCGATCCTCCCTCCGTATTCTCCGCCGGACATCTTTGAAACGATCTCCTCGTCGGTCAGCAGACTCTGCCGGTAATGCTGAATCTTTTCATTGATTCGTTTTCGGCCCTCGGCCGGCGCCTCCTGAACAAGCGAGCTCAGGATATCCTTGTCGGACAGTGCCTTGCCAGCCTCAAACATCGCCTTCATCTTTTGCAGACCGCCGCCCAGGCCCAGCCCGGCAAATCCCTCCTTCTGCATCAAGTCCATCAATCGGGATATGCCGCTTGCACTCGTCTTTAAATCCACCCTGTTTTTCGTCATGAGGGCCGTCGCGGCCAGCAGTTCCTCGTCCCGTCCGCCGATCGCCCGGAGCGAAATCCCCCCGCCGCTTTCGGCAATCGCCGACAGCAGTTCATCCGCCTTTCCGGGCAGTGCCTTCATTGCCTTGCTGATAATGTCCCGGATGCCGCCGGTTTCCTTTTCTCCGATCGATGTCTGGTAGGCATTGGCGGATCGAGCCAGCATACCGACGTCGCCGACGATCCCGTACAGAGAGGCATAGAGGTCCCTATCCTTCTGATTTTTTGCCAGGCCGACGATGACGTTCGCCTCGTCGAGCGATTTCGCCCCGCCTTGTTTAAAAAGTTCCTTGGACTGGTTGACCAGCTCCTGGAGTTTTTTCGGATCGCCCCCGGCCTTCTGAATCAGTATACCCATCCCCGTCTCGGCATCCTTATGACGCTGTGCGGCCTCCTGATAGGCCTGGTCCACCTCGGCGATCGCCTTTTTGACCCCGCCGATAATCGTCGTCAAAGAAAGTAATCCGATCGTGTAATTTTTAATGAGCCCGAGCGCATCGTCGCCGAATGCCTTGACCTGAGCGTTAACGATCTGTTCCAATCCTCCCTGAGCCTTTTCACTGGCCCGCACGGTCTCCTCGCCGGCCTTTGCAGAGGCGATCGCCATCTCCCGCTCCTTCTGGATCACCTTTTCAAGTGATCGCAGGAGCTTCGCCTCGTCGCCCGTCAATGTAACCGTTACATCCGCCATTCAATCACCCGTCACATCTCATCGCCAAACATTGCAAAATCCACCTGTCCGTAATTCTGCAGCCGCATGCTCATCGTCGGTTGATCCGGCCTGGCCGCCATGATCTCGCCCACCGTCGGCCTGTAATCCGGCATCAGGCCTCGCCGCCAGGCGGCGAGAAAACTTCGCCGGCAGCTTTTTTTTTAGCCAGTTCAGTAACGACCGGCCAGTCGACCAGTGCCAGGATCACGTCCAGATGACATTTCGTATCGAAGAGCCCCAGCGCCGATATCTCCGCCGGCCCGAGCCGGTAATTGACCGCCAGGGCCATAGCGGCCAGGTTCGCCTCGTCGCTGATCGTAACCGTGGCCTCTTCGCAGTGGATCAGGAGGTCCCAGATCCGGCACGCCTCGCCGAACAGGTCCCGGTATCGGTCCTGCACCTCGCCGGCCGACCATTTCGAACCGTCCCAGGCAAGTTTGCGTGGCAGAGGACTCGTTCCGTTCACGGCCCTCGCCACGGGCACCAGCCATTCATTTCCGTCCGCCAGTTTCACCATGTGGCCCCCGATGGTTTCCGGCCTGGCCAGATCGGCCGGTCCCGGCCGATTTCCGCCGGGATGATATCCCAGCCACAGATCGGTATTCGGAATCCGGCTCCAGACAATCGCGTCCGGATTCATGAGCGAATCGCTTTGGCCGAAGGTAAAGATCACGCCGGCCGCGGCGTCAGGGCCTTTCTGCGTCGCGACGAACGTGGGGCCGTCCTCGGCCATTGCATAGCCCAGCCCCAGTTTGATCGCCTGGTCCCGATTAATCGTCTGCCGTTTCGGAGAGTAATACACCATTTCGCTCATCGTCTTTATTCCTCGCAAAGTCTCATTAACCCATCAAATCCGGCTTTAACTGATCGCACTGGCCGTATTGATCGCCAGCGGGTACACCGGCGTCACGCCGCCCGTATGCCATGGCACGATCTTCACCGACATCTGTTTCGGATTGCCGCTGATCTTTCCGGGCAGGACCAGGCATTTACCCAGGGTGATCTTGATATGCTGCGCTGTGATGTCCGCGACGTAGGTACCGCCCTCCGCCCGCTTCCGCAAGTAGCAGATAACATGCGAGGCGACGTAATATTTCCCGGCCATCGTCAGGGTACCGGCAAGATCGATATGCTGCGTGGTGGCCGTAATCGTAGGTTGAACCTTTCCGATCGACACAAACGACGGATAGATATCGCCGTCAGACGAATCGGGTTCAGCGGTGATTCCGAAATCGATACTGACCGTTTTCGAGCCGTCCAGCAGAGTGGTATTGAGCTTGATCGGCCCCATGGTATAGAGATCGGATACCCCCGGCTTCACGCCCGCGGGCAGATTCGCGTTATGGGTATACACGATCGGATCGACCTCGCCAGCCTTTATAGCGAGAATGCTGAGTGTTATCTTCGCCGTGCCCTGGTGATCCGCGGACAGGGTTCGCGGAATCATGATCCCCTGCGAAAAGAGCGCGGACTGATGCAGCCCCGAGTCGTCGTCCGCCTGGGCGGCTCCGTTCAATCGCCGCATATTGTACATGGTTACCAGGTGATCCTCGTCGATCGGCATTCCAGTGGCGCCGGTCAGATCGAGCACGGCCTTGATATCCGTCGAGGTGATATCCGCAGACGGAGCGCCCTTTGCGATGGCCCCGAAGCTGTTGTAGTTACTCCCGGACCCGCCTTCGAGCAGCTCCTGGAGTCCCGGATCCAGCCCCTGATCCTGAATACCCTGGATATAGCTTTTCGTTCCGGTATCGATCTCCAGTGCAAAGTCGGTGAATTGTTTGGTCAGACTCATTTTTAACTGCTCCTTTTCTCTTGTGAATCCGTCTATTTTTTCATGCGGCCTCATGGCCCCTTGTGGTGTCCATGAACGATTTTTTCACGCTCACCATGGTCCCGATCGCCTTGTCCAGTTCATTTCCGCAGGCCTCGGCGTCGGCCGCCGAAATCATCTGCAGTTCCTGCGCCTTTCGCGGATCGTTCTGATTTTTCCGATACTGATACAGATATTTCGGTCCGTGAATCACCACCCTGGCACCGCTGCTGGCCGCTCGGACGTCCCGCCACATTCGCGCCTGACGATGTAATTCTCCGCTCCAGACCAGGGGTTCCTGATGGCCGAATTTCCGGGCCTTTCGAATCATGTAGTTCTTGCTGCGGGGTTTATACCCGTACTCCCGAGCGCCTTCGCGGGTGAAATGTTTCGGCAGGATCTTCGTATGCCAGAAGACGCCGACACTCTGCCAGGCGGAGACCAGAATGTCACGCCAGGTCCTGGCGTCCAGCCCCGTCCCTTTCCTCTGAATGCTCTGTTTGATCGGTATCATTTTTACACCCTGTATCCTCTCACTCGTAACTGACGCGGAACCCGACCTGGTAAAAATCGCCGACCGTCTTCTTTTCATCCTCCGACGGCCGGACCATGGGGATCTCCAGACTTATCCCTGTGATATTCAGGTATCCCGGCCTGCCGGCCAGTCCGGTCAGTTCCAGCAGGACGGATCCTATTAGGTTCGAAAACGTCAGAGCCGCCTCGGATACGCTGTGATCGGGATCGACCGCGCTTTGCAGGACCAGCAGCAGATCGCCTTTCTGGCTGAATTCGTTTGAAAGACCGCCGGCGGCGTGCTCAAGGCTGAATCGGTTCATCGTATCGACCAGGGCAAACGGAGGATCGGTCTCGCCGTCGACGGCGACGTAATAGATACTTTCCTCCGCCTCCGCCGAGTTCTTCGCACCAACCCAGGTCTGAAAGCTCGTGCATGCCGCCAGGGCCGATCGAAGATGTTTCAAAGGCAGACTGAATATTCCGCATGGTTCCACCATTTTAAAGCCCTTTTACTCTTTACCTTTTGCCCTTTGCTTTTTGGCTACCAAAAAAGCCTTACAAGACCGAAGGCCCCGGTCCCGTAACCGGCCAGAAACGATCCGATCGCCACCACTATCAGAATGGCCCGCGCCTGATTCTGCCACCGCTTCACGGTCTCTGCCGTCTTGCATTCCAGTTCATGCATTCGGATGGCCGTGGCCGTTTCCTTCGCGAAACGTTTCATCAGGACCTCGCCGACTTCGAAGGCAATGTCCCGAACAATGGATTTGTCGCCGTCCGTCAATGTCATCGCTGTAATATTCCTTTCGATCCGCCGACCTGCCGGCTCTCCCGGCGTTGCAGTTCAAGAACGATGACGACCGGCCCCGACGATACAACCCGGCCGACAGCCCAGACCGCTCCGCCGATCATCACCGAATCCCGATCGTCCGGATTCGGAACGTCGGCAGCCGCGACCTTGAGCCTGGCCTGACGAACGCCCTGAATGGAATCGCCGGAATAGTCCGGACGAAGTCCCTCGTCTTTGAAAATCCCCCTGATCGTGATCGCGGTATCCGCGCCGTGCGGCAGATACTCAACCGAACGGCCGAATACCGCGGCCAGCGATTCCCAGGAGGAGGCGTTCATCCTGTCGAAGTCCGTCGTCATTTTTTAACCTACGCATCGATCTTCAACAGTGATGCGAAGTATTTGTCGAATACCTTTTCCTGCTGATATTCGCGAACGCGGAACACGTCGCCTTCGACCTGCTCCTCGCGGTATTGCCTGACCATCGGCTGTTCCGACGCCATCTGCGACCAGACCAGCGTCCGGCCGAGGCCTCCGCTCAGAAGATTGCCGTTCTGACGTTTGAAGATCATGCAGTAGTCGTCGGACCATATATCTGCGCCTACGAAGGCCTGGCCTTCCATGGCACTGTCGTAGATCGCCTTTCCGACAAAAAGGTTCGTCAGTCCGAAGATCGCCGCCAGATTATTGCGGATCATGGCCTCCGTCACTATCGGTGCACCGGGGAATCTGGCGATGATCTTGGAATTGCCCAGCAGATTATTAAGTGCTACCACGCTGATCAGCATGGAGTCGGGCATCATGCCTGTATTCTTTCTGACCAGTTCCTTCCCGAAGTTCACCTGCGAGATGACGTCGCTGGCGACGTTATCCCACGGCGCACCGGAGTAATCGCAATACAGGCTTGATCCGGTCCAGGTCGACGGATTGAACAAAAGGTCGGCGACGCGCTTCTCCCGCTTCATCAGCAGCTTGTGCATGACATGCTGGACGGTTTCGAGTTCCGCGTCGAAGTCGTTGGAATACTTCTCGCGGTCCGTATCCGTCAGGACTCCTTCAAGCCCATAGTCCCTGCAGGCATATTCCATATCCTCGCCTTCGAGCCCGACACGATTGAACGCACCGCCGTTTTTATGTGTCGTTTCGGCCATCTTCAGGAGGGATTCTCGGGTAATTACGGACAGTTTGCCGGACTCGTGGTTTACGAGCCGGATCGGCAGGACCTGTGTGGCGATGAATTCGGCCTGATTCACGTCATACTCGTGCACGGCCTCGCCAAGGTCCCCTCTTGGAATCGAATAGTTCTGATATTTGATCGGCATGGCAGTTCTCCTCAATCGTTAATCGTTTCATGTTGCCCTCAACCGAGAATGAGGAGAATTACCGAGAAAATTTTTACATTCTTAAAATATCACGCAATGTTTACGCTTTTTTAAAAACCGCCGGGCAGGCGTCTCGGTATCGCCCGTCGGGAGCTACCCTAGCCCGGCAGATTTTACAGCCGTCTCTACGCGATCGGTATGCAAAGCAGAAAGATATCCGCCGCAGCGGCCGCCGAAAAATTCGCCGCCACCGCAGCGCCCGCAGCGATTTCGTCCTGGGCGGCGAGAATCTGATCGAAATTAACAACGCCGTTATTCGTCACGCCCTTGGCCTTGGCATCGGTCATATCGTTACCGGCGTTTTTGATCTTGACGTTGGCAGCGTTTGTATCACGGGCTATCATCCATGCCCGTGTGACCAGGGCCTTGCGGGGCATCGATGCGATAACCGTCACGTCGCCCGCCTCGGTAGCCGTGCATGTGGCCTTGACGATAAACGGAACCCCGCCGGCCGCCGCTTCATAATTCTGAATGGAAGATGCGCCCGGGACCGATCCGGTGCCACGGCTGGGAAGAACCTCGACGATATCGCCGGCCGCTGTTGCCGCGTCCAGTGCGGTTCCGATCGGATTGCCGCTTACGCTGTCGCTCACCTTCCCGTCGTTTGCCGCGTACAGTGTTGCGTTGGCGGAAAAGCTGTCGGCCGCGACCATCTTGATCGTCTCGGCGCCCTCCCGCAGAATCACCGCGACAGGATCTCCGATCGCGGAGGCACCCTCGGCGTTCGTTACGCCGATATAGCCGTCGCTGTCCGCCTGATCGGCATAAACGACCGTCCGGCCCGTCGAGGAAAGTTTCACTCGCCGGAACGGTTCCAGCACCTCCCCGGCGATCAGAGTAATCGGACTTTTGCATGTTGTTGCCATTTTTATAATCTCCTGAATTTGAGAAATTTTTACTGACTTACCTGGTTACTTGGTTCCGGTTTTTTACCCTTGCGCTGGCCTTCCAGCCACTTTTCACGCATACCGGGATTTTCTTTATCGATCTCCTGCATGGCCGCGGTGATTCCGATATTCTTTTCCTTTGCCCGGGCGTGTGCCATTGCCATAAAGTCCCCGGCCGATCCTCCGTTGACCTGTGTCTGATTGAAGGGCACCGCCGCTCCGCCAGCTGCCGGTTTTTTTTGTTCTGTATTTGCATCCGCCTTCGGCCTTGTTTCCGTTTCGGTGGAATCGGCGGTCGTCTGCTTTTCAAGCTCGGCGATCCTGGCGTCTTTTTCCTGCAGCCGCCTTTCCAGGACGCTGCAGTAGGCGACTTTCGCGTCCTGCAGGCTGACGCCGGCGGCGATCTGCTCCAGGGCGAAGGCCGGATCGTTCGGAAACGCCGCCTTGATATCGGCCTGTCGCGTTTTTTCCTCCGCCAGAACCGACGCCCGGGCTTCCTGTTTGATCTGTTCCAGGTCAGGCTTCTGAACCTGTGTTTTTGCATCTTCAGGCATGACATGTTCTCCCGTTACAACATTGTTACCACTATCATTACCGCTTGAAACACCTGCGGTATCCGCATCTCCCGCCAACGCGGCGAGAGCAGTTTCAAATTCCTCCACACCGTCGATCAGGCCTATCTTTACAGCCGCTGGCGCAAGCCATACCTTTCCCGTCGCCAGTTCGGAAACGTCGGCCTTTTTCATACCACGGCCTCTGGTCACGGCATTTACAAAATGATCGGCCATTCCGTCAATGACATCCTGCCACGGCAGAATCTGCTCGTCGGTGATCTTCGCACCGACCACTCCGGTGCCCTTGTGCACGCCGCTGCGGATCACGTGAACCTGTATTCCGGCCTTCTCGGCCATACCGCTGTAATCGGTCATTACCATATAGGTCCCGATCGATCCGACCACGGCGTTCATCTCCGCCGTAATCCGCTGCGTCTGACTGGCCAGGTAATAGGCCCCGCTGGCGCCCATCGACTCGATATTGGCCGAAATGGTCTTCCGGCCGCTCTGCCTCACGGCGTAAATCGAATCCGCCGCCCGCTGGACTCCGCAAACGGATCCGCCCGGGCTGTTGACCTGCAGCAGGATCGAATGCACGGAATCGAGAGCAACCGCCTCGGCGATCTTCGCCGAGATATCACGGTAGCTCGTCGCGGTGATTCCGAACCAGTCGTACCATTCCGGTACCGAATCCATCAGGACCCCGGCCACCGGTATGATTGCCACTCCGTTTTGAACCGTCAGCGTCGCTTGTGCCTTCCTGCCTCCGCGTCCGGCCGCCATCATGGGATTGACCGAGGCATCGATGATCTGCCGGACGAAGGCATTGAGCGCCTTGGGCTCCATGATCCAGGGTTCCTTCAGGATTTCGGCCAGTGCCGTCATTGCGTCTTTCATTCCTCATCGTCTCCCGTATCCTCATTGTCGGAGGTATCGGATACGTCCTTTTCAGGTCCGCTCGACGGTTCCGAACCGCCCGGCCTTCCCGCCGCGCTCGTCTCCGCCTTCAGCCCGGCGAAAATCTGCCAGGGCACCTCTGTTCCGGTTTCCGTCTTGATCTGTTTAGCGAGGTTGATCGCCTCGGTAACCTCGGCCGCCCTGGCGGCCACCACCTCATCGCGCTCGAGCCCCAGACTCTTGCAGGCATGTCCGTGTGTGGAAAATCCGCGTTCGAGTTTATATCCCCACGCCTGGGCCTCCTTCAGTTCGTCCAGCCAGGGAAACACTGGCATGATCCAGTTCCATCTAATGGGCATATCGGACTTGACCTTAAGTTCCCGGTCCCATTCCATCAGTTTCCATCGCAGTATCGGGTTATGGAATCGGTTGCGAATCAGCTTCTGCCAGCTTCGGAACGTCTTGTGCGCCTGCTGCAGCACGGCCTTGCACTGGCTGTAATTCGATTTCGTCCAGTCGAGCAGTACGAGTTCCAGCGGGATTCCGAGCGGCAGGCCCAAAAGTCGCAGAAACATCACGAGCGATTCGGTAAAGTTCTGGCCGGGTATATTCCGCTCCACGCCCTTGATCTCCTCGCCGACATCGCCGTTGAAGATCGTGGCGTAATCCAGTTCCATCACCCTCGCCGGCTGTTCGCCGGCCTGTTTTTCCGGATCGGTGATCGACTCCGCGTATGCCGCCTCCGCCGAATCCTTTCGCGTAACGCTCAGTGCGAGCCTTGCCAGCAGTTGCCAGGCCTGGGCCTCGCTGTCGCAGACGTCGTTGATCCGGTGCAGCATTGGAAACGCCGCCTCGCAGGGCGGAACGCTACGCAGGGCCGACGGCCGCCGCGGATCGGTAAGGAACAGGAAAAACTCAGGATCGTGACTCGTCGCCGCCGTAATATTGATTTCTCCGGATTCGCGATAAGGTGAAACATAATAGCGGATCGGCCGGCCGACCGAATCCGTCTCGATTCCGGTATCGTTTGTCGCTTTTCGGGCGATCTGTTCGGCCTCGATCAGTTGAATTTTGCCGGATTGATCGAGAATGACACCCGTATCGCCGCACAAAAACACCTCCCGGGCCACCATCTGTTCGGTCTGTTCCCCCGTAAGGATATTTTTTATTTCGGGATTCTCCCAGAATTCCAGCCATCGCGATTCGATTTCGGCGTTCAGATCCTTGTCCGGCGTCGTCACCTGCAATTTGAATCCGTCGTCTATGATATGATTGACCGCCTGTTCGATCAGGCCGGTATAGATCCCGTTATCACGGTGAAATTCCCGGCTCTGGTTGATCAAAAGCGGCCGATCGATCCGCTGATGCAGGTTTCCGGATCCGCCGGTAGCCGTTCGGCCCTCCCGGCCTGCCACGCGTGCGGAATGGTAACCGAGCTGGTTGTAGGACCCTTTGGTTTCGACAATATCGAGCGTCTGCCGGCGACGGGTCCGGGCCTTCCCGTTCGATCCCGTATCGGACCGGAACCAGCCCTTTATACCTTTTCTGATTGTCGTACCAATGCCCATCTTTTAGAACCTTTTAAATGATCCTCGGCACGGCCCGGACAAAATTGCTCCGCCGAACTCCGAATCGTCGAATATAATCCGACAATTCCTCCACCTTGGCCTCCAGCGACGTCCAGTTGATCTTTTCATCGCCGCTCTCCGCCGACATCGGTCGATTTACCAGCAGCCAGCGTATCGCCTCCAGCGCCAACCGGGCCTTTGTTATATCGCCTTCCCAGACCAGGTTGTCGTTATACTGGTTTAACGCGTCCTGCAATGTCGAGCTGCTGCTGAGTGCCATGAAAATTTTTATAGATCGGAATTTTCCTGCCGCCAACGTGAAAGTGGTAAAAATGGATCAAATTTTAACTAATTAGTAGAAATCTTTAGGTACTTTCCGCTTTTTCGATCCGATCCCGGGCTATTTTGTAAAATTCGGTAGTGGGCCAGTTTGACTTTTTCTCATTGAACAAGCCAACGATTTTTGAAATTTCCCAAACATAATCGAGTACACCCGCACACATTGCTGGCGTAACTCGTAAGGTCTGATGGATACATCAAAGTTAAATATAAAATTATCGAATTATCGAAATTCGATAATTTTACACTTGACTTCCACCCAAAATAGGCCGATAATATAGCATAAAGAGAGTGAAATGGTTAAGCTTTGACAAATGAAAATAATATTCCACGACAAAGATTTAGAGCGTCTAGAGATAGATATGAATTATACTCATGATCTTGCGACAGGAATTGTGAAAGCATATCGCAAACGCGTCCAATTTATTCGCGCTGCGATAAATGAACAAACATTTTACAGTTGGAAATCACTCCATTTTGAGCGGTTGCAAGGGCAAAGATCACATCAGTTTTCGATGCGATTGAATGATCAATGGCGGCTTATTATAGAAATAGCCAATGAGGGCGCAGAAAAAGTTGTGTTTATTATTGATATTGAGGATTATCACAAATGACAGATACACGACCAGCAGAAGTTTTTCCCCCCGGAGAGTTTATTCGGGAGGAGCTTGAGGAACGAGGCTGGACGCAAGCTGATTTGGCCAAAATCATGGGTCGTACTGTGGCTATGGTCAATGAAATTATAACAGGCAAGAGGGGTATTACCCATCGTACGGCTGTTGAACTTGGTGCGGCATTTGGTACAGGTCCAGAACTCTGGATAAATTTGCAGACGGCTTATCGTCAAGCCACCCCTGCAATAATGAACCAAGACGTACATGATATGGCATCGCTCTATCGGTTGGCACCAATCCGCGATATGATTAAGCGAAACTGGATTCGCGATGTGTCTAAGCCAGATGAATTACGTTCGGAATTATGCTCTTTTTTTGGAGTAGACAATCTCGACAACCTACCGCACCATGCTATTGCCGCTCGAAAATCAAAAGGGCAGAACGAATTAACTCCACAACAAAATGCGTGGTATTACAGAGCGAAAAACATCGCTAGTCATTTGAAAACAGGGCCTTTCAAAGACTCACAGCTAGATAATGTCCAGAAAAAGTTGAGAGAGCTTGCGGCTTATATTCCAGAATCACGCAAAGTTTCGCGAGTGTTAGGCGATGCTGGTATTCGTTTTCTTGTTGTCGAGCCGTTACCAAGTAGCAAGATAGATGGTGCTACGTTTTGGCTTGACTCAACATCGCCAGTAATTGTGTTATCTCTACGATTCGCTAGAATTGACAATTTTTGGTTTACCTTGATGCATGAATTTATACACCTTAAAAGGCGCGATGCCATTCTCGATCCAAGTCTATTTGGAACACAGGGATGTCAAGAATCTGCAATCGAAGAAATAGAACGTATTGTTGATGAAGAAGCAGCTAATGCGCTTATTCCGAATTCAAGTATTGAATCATTCATATTGCGTGTTGCCCCTTATTTTTCAAGGGAAAAAATTATTCAATTTTCCTTACGAAATAAGATTCATCCAGGTATCGTTGTTGGACAGCTCCAGCACCGAGGCCAAATTAAGTACGGTACATTTCAAGATTTATTGGTTCCAGTTCGTGATGTTGTTGCCAAGGAATCAATTACGGATGGATGGAACAGGACGTTAAATATTGCATAGGAGGCAAAACCATGCATAGTGCCGCGAAAAGAACAAAAAGCGAGCAGTTACAGAGCATTGTAAATCAGTACATTAAAGAAACAAAGGCGGTACGCATCGACATGCACGAAGTTGCATCATGGGCAATAAGGAAGAACCTGTGGAGTCCGCAAAAGAAAGATTCCATTAAACAGTGCGCTCATGAATTAGCAAGGGCTGCACGTGATGAATTTTTTGAAGACCCCCAAAATCGTAATGTACGCAAAAAGCATGCATTACGCACATATACCATTGAAGATGGAGAGAAGAAACAGCTTACTTTGTGGGTTGATATTGATACTGCCTCACGTGCAGACATGCACCTATCCCTACAGCAACGACGGATGTATATTGTTGGCGACTGCAAACAATTGAAGACCGATCTAGATAGCTATAACCAGAATTACAATCGAGAAACGCCTATACAAATGAGTTTCGATTTTACGGAAGATGTGGAGGAAAGCTTGCTTGGTACGGAATATCCCGAATTCGCACCAGAAGAGTACATTTCATCCTGAGGTACTCCATTTTATTCTTGCAGCTTTTTGAGATATTGCTTTTCGGTCTTTGGCAGAAAGTTTTTTTGCTTTCGCCTTGCCGCTTTTAAGCCCATTAATACGGCCAAAGGCAACTGTGGCGGGATTCTTTTTTGAATCGTCCTGTGGTTGATCTATCCACTTTCCGCTTTTTCGATCCGATCCCGGGCTATTTTGCAGAATTCGCGATCGCGTTCCATTCCGATGAAGTTCCTGCCGAGCATCTTGCATGCGACTCCCGTTGTTCCTGATCCCATGAACGGATCCAGGACCAGGTCGCCTTCGCACGTGAATGTCTTTACGAGCCAGAGAATCAGCTTTAAGGGCTTCTGCGTCGGATGTTTGCTCTTTTCATCGCCGGCACCGGTTATGGATGGGACATCCAGAACATCCACGGGATACCGCTTTCCATCATTTACCGTTGTGGTCGGCTTGTGATTTCGATACAGGGGCGTATCGTGGCTTCTTTGCCGACAATATGGCCGGCCGGCCGTGAATTGCGGATTATAGGTTGGAAGCTGTTTGTAAAATATCCCGATATTCTCATGGATCCGCATCGGCATCTTTTTGGCATTCAGATACCCCACAGGCCGGCTCTTTCGCCAGATGATTTCATATCGGAAATATTTTCGAGCCGCGTTGACCAGATCGGTGAAAAAGGGCTGCTGGCCGAAAACGCAGATCGCGGCGTTTTGTTTGGTGATTTCGAAAAACCGGCCCATGTAATTACTCGGAGCCAGCGGCACGTCCCAATCGCAGTCGGTGATTCCATACGGCGGATCGGTGATAATGGCATCGACGGTTCCGGCCGGAATATTTCCCAAAAACTCCAGGCAATCCCCGCAATACAGCGTTGTCTTTTCCACGGTGATCGTCCATTTAAAATAAATCAAAGTTGTCGTATCGTGATCACTTTTTCCTATCCCGATCATCCGTAAAAAACAAGCGATTTGCCGCGTTTCTTCGTGAAACCCGCTCATTTTTTAACTAATTAGTTAAAAATTGCTATTTGACCGGCTCGCCATGCACCGCATATTTCCATCGGCAGACGGTCACCTGGCACTGGCGATATTGCAGCTCGCCATATTCCCCGGTCCGGCGTGTATTGACGGATCCGCACCGCGGGCATTTGCTCTTGGTTGGAAATGCATAGACAACCTCGGATTTATCTTTTTCGACGGTTTGAACATTTTGAACACTTTGAACACTGGTTTGTGTTTTCGTACTTGTTTTGTTCGTTTTGACCATTTCATTCTCCATTCATTTTTTGGGGGTTTATATAATTAATATCGCGTTCGAATCGCACTTTTTGCACGCTGGGGCCCAACCGGCCTGTATTTCGTCGTCGGCCTGGCGACCGACCTGGCTGCCATTTTGATTCCCAGCATATCCGCCGCCGCCCGGCAGCCGTACGCGCAGTCCAGCCAGTGGTTATACCGGCTGATCTGATTCCAGTATTTCCGTGTACCTTTACCGGCCTCAAATTCAATCTCCTCGCGTTCGGCGACGATCTGCCTGGCATATTGTTGATGATCTCGCTTCTCAGCCTTGTATAATTGCAGGCTCCCCGGCTGTCCGGCGGGCGATGCGAATCCGTCATGCACCATGGCCTTCCAGTAGTCGCTGTTCATCGTCACCAGTTTGACTCCGCCCGGCTGATTCGTCAGGCACCATTCCCGGCCGATGATTTTTCCCTTCGCCGGCTTGGGTACGGTCCAGGATGCCTGCTGATTCGATCCAAGCCCCTTGCTCGGATAGTATCTGCCGCGGCTCTCCAGACAGAAATCATATGCGACCTTCGATTCCCATCCGCTGTCTACAAGCACCATATCCGGCGTTCGTCTCGCCTGCGTATCAGATCCGTCCTGCCAGCCGGTAGCCAGGACCTCATCCCGAAAACTCCTCAAACCGTTCAGGATTGCTATTTCTTTCGTCTCTCGTCCCTGGGCGATCTGGATCGATCCGTAATCGATCAGATACCCGACCGCCTCGTCCCGCCACGCCCACGCGCTCCACCAGCAGGTATATTTCCCCAGGTCGATGAACACGGTCAGTGCCCGGGTTTCCGCCGGCAGAACTCCTCGCGGCAGATGCCCGATCTTTGCGAGTACCGTTTCCCGATTGATGCCGGACAGATCCTGCAGATCATCCGTCCACGGCTCGGCCCATGTAAACTGTACCACCGACTTCAGATCGTTCGGATTGTCCGAGTGTTCGGCCCGATATTCCGTCTCCGCGATATCGGCCATCGACAGGAGTCCCGAGCTCATCGCATTCCACCGGAACCCGAAGGTATTCGTCCTGGGCTTTTCTCCGCTCACGCTCCCGTCCGGATTGACCGTCTGGCCTCTGGCCGCCAGGACCGGCCGCTTCAACGCCGCCTGCCGATCCGCCTCCGTCCAGACCGTCCCGCACTCCTGGCAGGCGTACCCGGCCTTTGTCTGTGCCTCCATGATATTCGATGCCTCCAGTACTCCGGATGCCAGAAAATGTTCCCGATCAGGCGCCACGTACGATCCGCAGTGCGGGCATTGTAAAAATACCTGCGTGTCCGTTCCGAACTCGCAGACTTCCTTGTAAACCCGCCCGGTCTTGATCGACATGGTGCATTCACCGTAGATCCTCGCTCTGCTGCCGTAGGCCCGGCTTCGGGCCTCGATCTGCGTTACCGGATCCGCCTCCCGGCTGGCCTTTCCCGGCTGATCCATCTTGTCGAGTTCGGTGAGCACCACGATCCGTGCCGTATGGCTCGATCGCTGCTGATCGCCGCCGCCCGCGCCCATGAACCGAAGCCACGCGCCATTTCGGAACCGGATCGCCTTGAATTTCCCGCCCTTGGAGCCTGCCCCGGCATCCGGAATCATATCCCGGTATCTGGATTTCAGAATCACCGGCAGAAGCCGTTCCTCGTAGATTCCCTGCGCCATATCGACATCTGGTACGCCGATGATCACGGTCTCGCCGACCTCGAAAAGGTAGTACATCACAACGATGACGAAAAAGATGAGCGTCTTGCCCGACTGAACGGGCCCGGACCCGAAGAAACGCCGATAGGTATCCGATCCGAGAATATCGAGCACTGCCCCGGACCAGGGCATGAAACGACATGAGAAGGGCATTCCCGCCCTCGGACCGTTGGGCAGGACTATTTCCGCCTCCGCGAACTCGCGCATGGAGCGAACGATTCGCGGCCGCATCGCCGCAAGGAACCCTGATAGAATTTTCGCTATGGCAACCGATGTCGAATCCGACTGCTGTGTCCGCCGCTGAACCAAATCTCATCCTCGCCCGTCTCCGCCGGCTCTGCTTATTTTTTACAATAGAAAAAAGATTTAAACTATAAAATATGAAATAAAAAATACAAAATACAAAAGTTCAAAACCTTACAAGTTTTGCCCATCCTCCGGAACCGGCCATTCCTGCCGGCATTTGTGCAGCCAGAGCCCGACCGGATTTTTACCATCCCTGCGTGCCTCCGCCGCGAATTTCCGTAACCGCTTCTCGATCTCATCCCAGCGTTTGCTTTTCAGTTCCGCATCGCCGCGGACTTTGTCCAGAACCTTGAGTATCGCTCTGGAAGCCCGAATATAGCTATCCTGCCCGGCTCCATCCGTTGCCAGCGGATCGAGTTTCAGGACTGTCGAGAGTTCCCTGAACAGCAGTTCCCTCCGCCTCAGCCATGCTGGATCGGGCGGGCCTTCGGGGCCCTGACTGTCCGGTTCCGAAACCGGCGTTCCGGGCATGGCGGCCCCCTGTGACTCCGGCGGCGTTCCCGGATCGGTCCGGCACGATGCCGCGGAAGTACCTCCCGGCGCCTCGGTCGCAGCGTCTTCGCCGCAGTTGGCGTCCCGTTCGTCGGAGGACGCGGAATTTGCTTTGCTCTGGTTTGCTTTTGTTTTCTCTTCTTTGCTTTGGTTTGGTTTGCTTTGCTTTACTTTGCTCTGTGTATTTTCGTCGTCGATAACCCCCGGACAAAAATTTTTATCCGACGATAATCCGGTTTCCGTTTCGGTTTCCGGGTTATCGTCGTCGATAACCTCGTTTTCGGGAGTTTTCGCCGATGCTTTCGATTTCCTCTGCCGCTGCCGTTTTTCGAGCAGGCCGGCAAAACGTGCCAGCAGAGGATCGGACCACAGGTACTGTCCCTCCCGCTTATACAATCCCAGTTCCACCATATAGGTCAGGATCTCACCCAGCCGATCCGAATCCATACCGAAGTCGCCGGCCAGGAGTTCCAGTTCCAGCGAGGTCCACTGCCAGCGGAACCCGGGGCAATCGGTCAGGGTTTCCAGCATCATGGAGTACACGGCATATCCTTCCAAACCGTACTTTCGGCGGACCGCCTGAATCCTACGATCGTTTCGAAGATCCGCATCGTGTGGAAAATAATCCGCACTGTTTTTCAATGGCCTGACCATGTGATTTAATACCTCCAATTACCCCGCGTTTTCCATTGATGTCATCGCATTCCCGCCCTTCGCTCCCACGGTCGAGCCGTAGCCGGCGGAGCCAGGGCCGCGTAATGCTTCAGGTCCGTGCTGAGCACCTCGATACTCGTGCCAGTTACGATCGGCCCGTACTTGCCAGGGTACAGTTCCCCGTAGATCCTCACGCGGTAACCCCTGGCTATCGTTTCCGTATGGTTGCCCCAGACTCCAAGGTCGATTATCCGCTGAGCCCTTCGACCGATAGAGTTTGATATCCGTTCGGTCAGGATTCTTATTTCCGTCACGTCATGCTCCTTCGCTGTTTTACGGAGCTTCGGACTGGCGATCACCGTTCCGACAACAATAAAGCTGTTCTGGTCACCGATTTCCATTTTTAACCCCTTTTACATTTTACTTTTACTTTTACTTTTACTTTTTTTGACCTTTCGTTCATCTCCCGCCGGTAAGGCCGGTAATGGCTGTACTATCCCGGATTTATATGATTGAGCAACCTGAGGCAGGGCCAGGTCGCCTACGGTTTCGTTTCCCGGAAGTACGATATACGCCAAAAATTCCTTTTCGAACATCGCGATACCGCTTTCGACAGCCTCCAGCTTGCCCTTGATGCTGATGAGCAGTGCCCTCCATCGCTGCCTGCAGGCCTGTTCCCATTGACTGTATGCATCCTGCGGCGATCGCCGCCTCGCCCGTGGCGGCGCCGGCCGGAATTTTTCATCTTTCGGATCCGGCAAGGGCATATCGAACCGGATGTGCATTCCACGGAACGTAAATCCGATAACAGCCTCGTCTTTGGACCAGCCCGCGGCGAAATGACCGGCCCCGTACTTTCGCAGGGTCCGTTCGATCTCCGCCCGCGTTTTTTCCACCGACACTTCGGTATTTTGTGCATAGATGGTCATTTTAAAACTCCTTTGAGTTGTTTAACTCCCTCCGTTTGTTTTCGTTGAAAGACCTCTTCCCGATCCACCGGCACGCCGCGGGGCGCGGTGATACCCAGCAGGACCTTGTCGCCGCGAACGCCGATAATCATCACCCGAATCTCGTCGCCGATCCGTATCACCTGATTCGTTTCTCTCGTTAAAACAAGCATGCCGTTACTCCATCCATGAAATGAGTCCGTAGATCGATAAAATCAGATACACGAAAAACAGAGCCGCCTGGGCATAGATCCGTTTGCGCCAGTCGATAATCATCCAGGAGGTGTTGGTGATGATCCAAATGACGAATCCCAGGGGACTTTTTTGAATATTGAGAATAACTCCTGTAATGCTGAGTGCGGTGATTACCCAATGAAGCGGATTCATGCTTTATCCTTTACGCGAGGTGTAATGTATCGTTCCGTCAGATTTTTCGATATTCTGTCGATCGCCGCCGTCAGGGCCGCTCCTGCCTCCGGCGGAATCGTTCTTGCAACCGTTTCGAACTCCTGCCGCAATTCCTCGCCGACTTCGGCCCACAATTGCGCCACATCGGCCACGGGAATCAGCTTTCCCTCCTCGATGTCGTTCTTCCGTTTGACTTCGCGAACCTTTTCACGCCGGTATTCCTCCAGTGCCTGGGAATTCGTACCGCCGGACATCAGCGGATCGATTTCGTTTTCCCGTTTTCGCCGTTCAATATCCCAGGCATGCGCCTCCCGCCCGCTGTATGTCCCGTCGGCGTTGCGGGGAACGGCCATATCCCGAATGGCCCTTGGCGTGATACCCATCAGCCACGCTGCCGCCCCCTGTGTCAGTCGGCCCATAATGCTGATCTGCTCGCCGGTATTGAAGCCCGGCTCGTTTTGACATCTTTGTGCCTTTTGGCTGATTCGATTTGGTTTCCGTACCCTTTTCATTTTGCATTTCCCTGCAGATTTTCTCTAAAAAAGCCGGCGGTCCGGATTCGAACCGGATCGGAATTACCTGTCCGACCTCAAACACTCCCACGTCGGACTTCGCCTCTACGCAGAGGGGGAGTCTTGCGGCCTCTACGGGTGTCTCGCATCCACGCCGCCGCCGGCATCCTTCCCGAAACCCAGGCGGCCTATCCGGGTTGTCCCGAATTGTCGCCTTCCAGAACTTCCCCGGTCGATGTGTCGACCTTTTGCGTTCCGACCTCGAATTTCCTCTGTCCGGGTTCATCGCTCTGATTCAGCCCCTTGACGAACAGATACGGCTGATCGTCCTGGCCGATATTCGGCGTGGCACTGGTGATCATTTTTGGCCTCGCCGGCCGAGTGACGGTAATCTGACCATCAATGTGGCAGGTGGTCGGATCTTCCGGATCGATTGCGAAATTCAGGCTGATCGACATTTTCGATTTTGCCTTGTCGACCTTGTCCCCGAACTTTTCAACGTACCGCACCAGATCGGATTGCAGTTTCAAAAGCTCCTCATTGATCTGGTGGAGGAATTCGCCGTTTTTGATCAGCCCCAGTTCCAGGGGCACATAAATAATCCTGGCCATAGCAATTCACCGCCTTTCTGTTTCGCCTATTTCAAATAGTCCCAATCCCGATACCCAGGTTTACCCATCGTCACCACCAGGCCTTCCTGTTCCTGCAGGCGGCCGATCATCTCCTCATAGGCCTTCACCTTTGCCGTTAATACATCCGCGGAAACTGCATTGACGATGACGGTGTTATTGTCGACGCTCAACACCAGATCGACCTCGAAACTCTGTGACTGCGTCCCGATATAGAGAGGCACTTCCAACGGCAGCGTATCCGGCAATTCCACAGATTCAGCATCCCGCTGGCCCTGAATCTCTGTTTCACAGACGATACCGTTGATGGCCTTTTTCCCCTTGCCGGTCTGCACCGTGATCCGCGTCGAGGCCTTCACCTGCGACATTGCGATACATAGTGACCGCACATCGAACGATTTCTGAAAACTCTTTCGGTTTTTCATGACGAACGTTGCGAAATTGACGATGGGAATATCAAGCTCGAATATCGAATCCCAGGGTTCGAAGAGCGGATGTAATTGCGGATACAAAGTGACAATCTCGAAACCTTTTGCGGCCGTTTCGTCGATAACCGCACTAATCGAGTTATCTTTCGCATCGGCGAATATGACTGTATTCGCCGTCTTGTACTTGTTCAGATAGGCGATAAACCCATCAATGTTGTGCATAAAATGACTTCGCCGCGGGCTTTCCCGCCGGATCGGAGCTTGCGGTTGTTCCGGATTGAGCTTTCTGCTCTGGACGCTGATCTTGACATTTCCGTCCGCCTCTTTAACCACATCGAAAATGCTTTCCTCACCCGGCCGCACTTCCCGAAGGAACCGATTCAGAAAAATCGGCAATTCCGGCGTTTTACCTTGTTGCTGATCGCTTGGACCCATAAGAAATTCCTTTCTGATATAAAAAAGACATCTAAGAAATTCAGGTGGAAGGTCGTTCGGCACATTGGGAAAAAGCGGAAAACCTGCTTCGATCTTATTTTTTAGGATTTTCCGGCCTCATGGACCTTCCACCCAACAAACAGCCGGCAACGCACCGGCAGGGAAATTTTGAAAATCTAGCCGTAGAGATCGATATGTCCGCTTTCGTGCTGCTGATTCGGCGGCTTTTCGTAAAACCACGATGAAATAGCGATGAGAACCAGCGAAAGAAGAATCCCGAAAAATATCATTCCAGCCCATTGCATATTTTGCCTCCATGCTTAAAAAAGATGAATTCGTTTTTACTCGCCGATCGTAGTCCCTTTGACAACCGCCTTCCGGATCAGTTTGGTAACGCTTCCCGCCACGATTTTCACCTTCCTGGACACCAGGACGCACTCCAGTCCCTGAGCCACCAGTTTCTTTCGGATCCGCTGGAATTTATCGAACGAGATATTCAGCCTCCTCGCCGCGTCCGACTGGCTGATCAGCCGTTCCCCGGTCGTTTCCGCCAGACTCGCGTTCATCTCCAGCCGCACCTCATGGCGGATCGAAGCCAGAAGTTTTTTGATTTTCGCCTCGATGTCCTTCGCGTCGAATTCCATAATCGGCTCCGTTGCCGCCGTTTCCGCTGTTACCGCCGTTTTTTCCGTTTCCATCGTCGCCTCCTCTCTTGTCGCACCCATCCGCGCGTACCTTCTGCGCCTTGAAAATAATGAGGGTCGTTGACATAAATTTATTAACCAGCTACACTATCTTGCATATTCGCAAGTCGGCGCGGGCCGACGTGTGAAATGCGTTTTCGACGAATCGTGTTGAAAAATTCCGGGAAAACCTCGGCAACCGGAAGCTTCAGGGCGGCAGCAATGGGAACGGCGTCTTTTGACAGAAAGATATCTCTTTTCAGGGCATTGACCAGCCGGCTGATCGTCGACGGATCAACGCCGCTCTGCCGGGAAAGTTCCGCCGCACTAATACCACGCTGCGACATGATTCTTCCGAGTTCCGTCTTGAAATTTTTTATACTTGTATTGTCGTTGGTACTCATGGACGTAGATGTTAACTCCGATATTGCGAATTTGCAACAAAAATATGT